TACTACATTGCAGAATGCGAGAAGGGATGGTGCGGAGTTCGCCTGGATAGGAAATGGTGATTCGTGTGCATTCTGTGAGCTGTTATCAGCAAATGGATGGCAAAATGCATCAAAAGAAACCATAAAGGGTAATCATGCGGACCATATCCATTCAAATTGCGATTGCCAGTTCATGATTAGGTTTAACAGTAATACAAATGTTGCCGGATATCATCCGAACAAACAACTATATTATGACACTGAGGGTTATACCATGAGCGAAAAGGCCAATACCTTGCGCCGTGAACGATATGCCCGGCAAAAAGACGAAATTAACGAACAGAAGCGCATAGCCTATGCAAAACGCATGGGAAATGACGAAGATATAGCATCTGAATAATTCAGGTGCTTTTATTATGCCAACTCGTGGCTCAAACGAGGCTTTTAATCAATTAATCATGGCAACTCGTGCCATAAAACGAGGGACGGCAACTCATGCCGAAATGAGGAGGATACACAATGGAAAATGCAACTGAAAACACAACAACAGCAACCGAAGTAACCGAAGCCCAGGCAACGGAGACCGCAACTGAGGAAAGGACATTTACGCAGGCGGAACTGAACAGAATTGTTCAAGAGCGAGTACGTTCGGAACAAGCCAAACTCGAAGAGTATAAGGCAAAAGCTACCAAGTTTGACGAGCTGGAAGAGGCGAGCAAGACAGAGCTTCAGAAAGCCCAGGAAAAAGCTGACAAACTTGCTAAAGAGCTCGCTGATTTGAAACGTGCCGAAGAGATTCGCACAGTGCGTAATGAAGTCGCAACTGAGAAGAACATACCAGTAGACCTCTTAACCGGAGAAACAAAAGAGGCATGCGAAGAGCAGGCAGATGCCATTCTCAAGTTCTCACAGTCTCAGGGATATCCATATGTTATGGACGGAGGCGAAAGTAATGCCGTTAAGCTGTCCGCAAAAGAACAATTTAGGGTGTGGGCAGAACAGAATTTATGACATAGGAGGAAAGAAACATGTCAGGAATTAACACAAACAGATCAAACATCGCGCTTCCTACAGATGTGAGCGCTCAGATTATTCAGAGTACACAGGAAGCATCAGCAGTTATGCAGCTTGCAACTAAGATTGCACTTCCAGGAAGAGGACTTACTATTCCTGTTATCACAAGCGACCCAGAGGCTGCTTGGGTAGGCGAGACAGAGGCTAAGCCAGTATCTAATCCAGGTCTTGATACAAAGATCATGCGTGGATACACACTCGCAGTTATTGTTCCATTCTCAAATCAGTTTAAGAGAGATATGGGAACACTTTACAATGCATTAGTTAACAGACTTCCAGCAGCACTCGCTCAGAAGTTCGATAACACAGTATTTGGCGGAACAGAGAAGCCAGGTAGTGATTTTGATAACTTCGCTGGAGTTACAGCAAGAGTTATTCAGCCGGATTCACTCGGTGATGTTACACCGGATGCATATAAGGCACTCGTTGATGCAGATACAGATATCGCTATTCATGGTGGTATTTCAAATGGTTATGCTCTTTCACCTCAGGCAAAGGGAATCTTCCTTGCAGCAAGAGATGAGGACGGAAGACCTCTGTTCATCAATAACGTAGCTGAGGGAGCAATCCCTATGATCCTTGGCCAGAAGACACTCGTTACAAAGGGTGCTTTCATCAATGGTACACCTGCAACAGTTGGTTTCGTTGGTGACTGGACAAAGGCTCTTTATGGAATCGTTGAGGATGTTCGCGTTGATATCTCTGATCAGGCAACACTTGATCTTGGTGGCGGACAGTCAATCAATCTCTTCCAGCAGAATATGTTTGCAGTTAGAGCAGAAATCGAGATCGGTTTCCGTGCAGATACAACTGTATTCAATAAGCTTACAGCTTCAGATGTTCCAAGTTTCTAAAGTGAATTAACAAGGGGCTGGGGGAATTCCTCAGCTCCATATAGTGAGGTGGATTATGGCATACGCAACTTATCAAGATGTACAAGCCCGCATGAGCACGCAAATGACAACTGAAGAGCAGTCCATCTGTACGAATCTTTTGGATGATGTGGCAGTGATGATCGATTCGACACCAACCAAAGCAGATACACCTATCAAAAAGATAGTATCCATCAGAATGGTGCAGAGAAGTATGGAAAGTCTCAGCCAGAGTGTTCCAATGGGAGCAACTCAGGGCTCCATGTCCGGTTTAGGCTATTCCGAAAGCTGGACTATCAGCAATGGCTCTGTGGGAGAGTTGTATTTCGGAAAGGAAGAGAAGCGACTTCTCGGACTTGGCAACCAGATAGGAGCAAGTTCGCCACTTGAAGCCTTAGTAGAGGAGGCATGCTTATGAAAGGGATGACAGTTCAGCTGGTCGTTAAGACACAGACCGATACAGACCCATTCGGAGCGCCTATCTATACGGAAGAACTAATTGATATCAAGGATGTGCTTGTTGGACAGCCTTCGAGTGATGATGTTCTGTCAACACTTGAGCTGACTGGAAAACACATAGCTTATACACTCGGAATCCCTAAGGGTGATACGCATAACTGGGAGAATACCGATGTAATTATCTGGGGAAAACGGTTCCGCACTATCGGAATCCCTCAGACCGGTATCCAGGAGAATATACCACTCCGCTGGGGAGCAAACGTGCAGGTGGAACGATATGGCTAATGGGAAGTTAGTATTACGGAAAGATGAAGTCAAGGCAATGCTACAGAGCCAGGAATTACTGGATGTATGCATGCAACATGCCGAACATATCGGTGCCGGACTTGGTGAAGGTTACGAAGTTAGTCCATATGTCGGAAAAACTCGTGTGAATGCTTCCGTAAGAGCTGTGAGCGACAAAGCCAAGCAAGATACCCTTGATAACAATACTTTATTGAAGGCGGTGGATTAAATGATAGAGAAAGTCATATGTGATTATTTATCAACTATCCTTGACTGCCGTGTACTGCCGGAGAAACCGGAGAGACCATACGGAAAGATGGTTTTCGTAGAGCGAACCGGTGGAAGCGGTAGATTTGTAAGAAATACAACAATAGCCATCCAGAGCTATGCAACTTCAATGTACGAAGCAGCTGTTTTAAACGAACAGGTTATATCAGCAATGGAAGGCATAGAGGAACTCGATGTTATCGTGAAAGTATCCCTGAATCAGAATTACAACTACACGGATACGACCACGAAGGAATATAGATATCAAGCAGTATTTGATGTCACTCATTATTAAGGAGGATTTTAAAATGGGTAATGCTTCAAATGTTACAGCTGGAAAGCCTCAGGTAGTTGGAGCCGTATTCAGAGCACCACTCGGAACAACTCTTCCGACAAGTGTTGATGCAGATCTCGATAGTGCATTCAAGGATCTTGGATACATCTCCGATGCAGGTGTTACAAACAGCAATACAGCATCCACCACAGCTATTAAGGCTTGGGGCGGTGATGTTGTTTATGATATTCAGACTGAAAAGCCTGATACATGGAAAATGGCATTTGTTGAGGCACTCAGTGAGGAAGTTCTCAAGCAGGTTTATGGTGATGATAATGTTACCGGATCTCTTGATAATGGACTCGTTGTAAAGGCTAATTCAACAATGCAGAACTCTCAGGTGCTGGTTATTGATATGGCGCTTGCTAATGGTGGTAAAAAGAGAGTAGTACTTCCAAACTGCAGAGTAACTAACGTAGGTGATATTACTTATGCAGACGGATCCATCGTTGCTTACGATACCACACTTAGCGCTTATCCGGATTCTGAGGGTAATACACATTATGAGTACATAGTTGGTGGTACTGAGCCATCATTCTAAGGAGGTTATAAATGATTACTGGCAAACTATCCAATGGTTTTAAATTTAAGGTTGATGAGGAAGCACTGGAGAGTGCGGAATTCAGAGACCTGATAGCCGGAACTATTTCGGTGAATACGCAGGAAAAGATCAGAGCGAATGCAAACCTTTTATCGTTTCTTATCGGAGACGAAGCAAAAGCAGAGCTGTACGCGAAAATCAAGGAAGAGACAGGTAAAAAATATACACCTGTTACCGAAGTCGATAAATACACCATAGAGATTATGGGCATTATCGAGGAAAAGAATAAGAACGTAAAAAACTCAGAATCCTCGCCCGAATGATTGTCGAAGGCGAGGACGAGCTGATATGTGATTTTGCGGAATATTATCACATTTATGATTATACGGCACTTCCGGTGGTTTATGCTGCCAAGCTTGCGGTGGGACTGAGAGAAACCTCACGCATCAAAATGAAGCTTGCCGGAGAGAGTGGAACGTATGAGCAGAAGCTGATGACTCTTATGTATGATTGCGTGAATGTTATTCGGTATTTCCATACTCAAGATGCCTACGATAATATAAACCATCCAAAATCACTATATAACCAAATTTTTGGAGATAAAGATGATGCGGAAAACACTTCCGGAGACTTTCACGGATTTGACTCCGGTGATGACTTCCGCAAATTCTGGAATTCATAGAGGATATAATTTATGGCAACATTAGCGGATTATTATATTCAGATAGTACCATCAGCAGA